TCGTGTCCAGACGGTTCGCCGAGCCTACGCTGTTTCGCGCCAAGCTCAGATGATCGACGTAGCCCCCGGAGAGAGCCTCATGGCCGCCTCCAAGGCAAAGTCGCTCACCGAGCTGAAAACTGACATCGAAACGGTTATCGGTTCTGGCGCTTCTCAAGTAGCCGGGTCCGGTTCAGTAGCCGCTAAGTCGCAAGGTCTGGGCATCTGGTCCGATCCTGCCGCCGTTGCCGCCGACGTTCCTGCGAGCGTTAGGTCCGTTTCCGGTTCACGCTTCAACTACAGTACACCGGGAGCAATGACCGAAGCGAATTTGCGCTCGGTTCTTCAGGCCGTTTACGAAGCATCCGGATCGAAGACAGACTATCGTTTGTTCGCCGGCCCGGCCATCGTTAACGCGATCTCGGACATGTCGAGAGCCAACGCAAACTCTGCGGCTTTCAATCAAGAAGTAGGCGGAGGTCGATTGACTCTCAGCATTACCGAATACCAGTCGGACTACGGAACGGTTAAGGTAATACCTGACCTCTTCTTGGGACGCGAGGTAGGTTCTGCCATCACTTCGTCTTCGACCGCGAACCCTGCCGTCATTACGACTACTGCGGCTCACGGGCTTACGACCGGCGACACTGTTACTATCAGCGGAGTTACTGGGAATGATGCAATCAACGGGACGTTTGCCATAACAGTAACGGCTCCGACGACATTTACCATAACTGGCCAAACCGGGGCTGCCGGAGCTGGAACAGGCGGACTCTGGACCAGAGGGTACAACACTGACGACGGCGTCCTCAACTCGAATCGAGCCTACTTGATTCCGGGCGACGACACGGTCAGCTTGAAGTTCCTCGAAGGCATCACCACTCAGAATCTTCCAGACTTGGCAGCAGGTCCGAGGGCATTCGTAGAAGCCATGATTTCGCTATGCGTGACTAACCCTCGCGCACTTGGTTCGATCATATAGTTCATAGTTTAGGGATGGGGTTTACGGGGGCCGGCTTTGGGGAAGGCCGGCCCCCTTTTCTTTCAACAAACAAACAATCGGAATGAGCGTAAATATCATAGTAAGAAAAGGTTCTAGCGGAAGGGTCAGCGATGGGGAAGTTGCCGAGTCACTGGCCAAGCGAGTGGATCGGGAGCAGGCTGCCGAAAAGGCAGGCTACAAAGATCGCATGAGACGCATTCGAGCCAACGCCGAAAAGAACCTGAAGTCAGGTGGAGGGCTACGGCCAACCGCCGTCTACGACATGCCCACTTTAATTCGCCATGAGCAGCAGAATCCCGGTTGTACTTCGGATGCAACTTGGATGAGAGAATTTCGCCGGGACAATCCGGAATGTAATCTTAGATGAGGACAGTCAGCTACAATGCTTTTAGGGATAGGTTCACTTCGGCCATCGGAGTTGACACGCTCCTGACCGCCGAGGAGACGGCCCTGAAGCGTAGCCTGACCGATAGAGTTCGCGGGGCGTGGATACGTTCCAAATGGCCCGAACTGATAAACATAGTAACTAAGACCGTAGCCGCAGTTTCGTCCGCCACTTTAAAGGCCGACAGGGCAGTCCAGATCGACAACGCTTCCGACCTCTTCGACGTATACGCAGTTTGGGACAAAGTCCCTTGGGAGGATGACACGGCTCGCCAAATTAGTTATAGTTTAATCGGGGGCTACTTGGTTCTGCCCGCAGACACTTCGGAAACGACTGTCTACGTAGTTGGATCGCAAGTGCCGAGCGACGACTATGGCGGCTCGGAAACAAACATCCCGCAATTCCTCGAACGGCATCTTTTAGCCGCCTGCATCGCCGACCATTATAGGGCCGAAGCCCAAAATGAAAAAAGCAATTTAGAGGAGGCTCGGGCGGAGGAATACCTGCTTCAGGAAATCGACCGAGTCGAGCGCCTTCAGCAACAGAATCGCATCGTCATCAATTCCTATCCGGCCGTCTGGCCAACAGTTTTAATCTCACAAACCACGGTATAACTCATGGGACAAGTATCAGTATATAATCTAAGTGGCGGCGGCGGTTCGCTTTACATTAAAGACACGGCGGCACATGCCGGGGATTTCTTCGCAATCCAATGTACGGCGGCAACTGTCTTCGCAGACCTGACCGGCAATATGGAAAATGAGACGAATTTCATAGCGGACGCAACGAGCTTCGCCGCCGGCACGGTAATTTATGGCCGATATTCTTCGATTACCCTGACTTCCGGAAGCGTAATCGCATACAAGGCTTAGTATGCCAATCTCCGGAATAGCTCAAGGCCTCGGCCTCGGCGGGGGAGCAATGGCCACGTCGAGTGGCGCAGGCGGCGGCGTGGCGTTAACGGATGAATTGGCATACCCGAATGGGCTATGGACGACGAGTAATTACGAATGCTCAGTCCAGCCCATCTACCATTTTGACGCTAGTATTTTGGATGGCGCTGCCGCCGCCAACAACCCGTCTGCCGGGACGGCAGTCGCGACTTGGGGAAATCGGTCTGGGCAAAGCACGGACTACGATGCCGTGCAAGGGACAGCCTCTCAGCAACCGGTTTTTCAAGACACCTACCTAGATTTTGACGGCACTAATGATTATTTATTCGTGAATAACCCACCCGGTTTGACTGGAGGTGAAGCTTTTACGCTAATTACAGTTGCCTACAAAGACGGCACGACAATGTTTGCTCCAGTCGGGAAGCAAGCGATGATTAATTCTTATTATTTACCCCTCAACTATTCCAACGGCACTACGTATTTTCTGGCCGGCAGCGGAAGTGTTTCTACAGCCGGATACGGCCCACACTTTAACTCCCTTCAGCAGTTTGTTTTAACGAAGGACACCAGCAATGACGTAGAGTATTTTCTCCAAGGCAACAACTCGTACAAGACGCTCTCGTATGGCTACACTTTGTCTGGACTCTTCGGCACTTTGGGCAATAACGGCTACTACCACAACGGCCGGATTTACGAAGTGCTGTTCTTTAATAGTCAGCTATCCGCCGCAAATTTAAACGTAATTCGTACCTACTTAAATAATAAATATGCGGGACTTCCGTCCTCAACGGCATTTTCATAATGAAATACCGACTATATTCATCACGCTCCGGATGGGCATCCCGCAATAATTCACTGGAGTCGCACTTAGGCATACCGGACGGCAATGGAACTTTGCACTACGCTAAAATCAGCGAGGTGGAGAACTCTGAAAATGCTGATTTCGGAAAGTATATAATGCCCGTGATGACCCAAGGCAAATGGAAGTGCGATGACCAATTCCCCTCCTCCGAACTAGTAGAACTTGACCCCGACTGGAATCCCATAGAACCGCCCGAATGAGGCTCCTTGCCACAATGACTTTAGCCATGCTCACTTTGTCCGGATGCTCTCGAACTGGCTTTTACGCCCCACTCGGCGCGACTGTCGGCGGGGCCGCAGGGTCGGTGGGCGGCCCGGTGGCCGCCGGGGGCGGCGCACTTCTCGGCTGGTCCGTAGGCAAGGGAGCCGCCCTTGTCGAGACGAACAAGGATTTAGTCAGTACCGTGGATGCTCTAAGCCGTGGCGACGTTTCAGCAATTGTCTCGGCCCAGATGAAGGGCCAGCAGAGTACCATCGAGAAGGCTACGGACACGATCTGGACGGCCCTGAAAGTGGCGGCATTCGTAGTCCTCGGATTCCTGACAATACCTCTTTTCATTACCCGGTCGAACTCGAAAAAAATAAAGAAAATTTGTGACAAACATGATAAAGCTACTTGAAATTTTTAATGGCCTGTCCAAGCGGGGCAAAATACTAACCGGCTTCGCTCTTATCATAGTGGCGATAGCTATCATCGAACTATTTAGCGGATGCTCGAACGTCGAGGCAGTCAAAACATGGAAGTTCTAGCGGACCGCACGATATGGGGCGGCATCGGCGGCCTCTTAACTGCCACGGGCCTCGCCCAGTGGAGTCATCTGGCAAGCCTGCTGGCAGCCTGCTGCACGATAGTCTTCATGTGTATTCGGATTTTTCAAGTGCTTAAAAAGTGAGTATCTCCACCACATTAATTCGGAAAGGCCGAGTGTTCGTAAAAACGGACGGCGGACAACCCGTGGCAATCGGTCAGGATGCTGCCGGCACGGGAAGCGTTAAGGCATCCAGACTCCCTGACCTTTACAATCAGTCCGAAGTTGATGCACAGGCCACTACTATTACGGATGCCGAAATTACCGCCCTCGGATTGGGCAGCGCATCCAGAGACTCGACTGCCGACTTTGCCACTGCCGCCCAAGGGACGACAGCCGACGACTCGCTCCAGAAGGCCAGCAATCTTTCCGACCTCGCGGCGGCATCGACCGCCCGAACTAACCTCGGTCTAGGCACGGCGGCAACTGCCGCGACTAGCGACTTCGCAACTGCGGCCCAAGGCACTCTGGCGAACTCCGCCACTCAGCCCGGCGACAACATTTCGACCTTGGCGAACGATTCGGGCTTCATTACCTCCGCCAACAACCTTTCCGACCTAGCGGCAGCGGCGACTGCCAGAACGAATCTTGGCCTCGGGACAATCGCCACTCAGGCCGCGAACGCCGTAGCGATTACCGGCGGGACAATATCCGGAACGATAGTGACTTTACCAACCTACACAGTTTCGTCCGCCCCATCGGCATCGCCTGCCGGACAAATCATTTTCGTGAGCGATGGTAATTCCGGGGCGGCTACGGCGGCAGTTTCGGACGGCTCGAACTTTAAAATAGTGGCTCTCGGTGGCACAATAACTACGTAGAAAAATGGCTAATACTAAAATCACAGCCCTTTCGGCATTCGCGGACGCAAAACCGGCAACTGGCTCCGTCCTAGCCCTCGTCGACGTTTCGGGGACGCCCACTACGAAAAAGATTACCGTAGCCAATTTAATGAAGTCGGATTTGACGGGGAACGCTACTACTGCAACGACCGCCACAGTCGCTAACACCGTGGCCACCGCCGACACTACTGACACGTCCTGCTCAGTCGCTTTATTCGAGGCTGCCACGGGGAATCAAGCCGCAAAAACGGATGCGGGATTGGCTTACAACGCCGGGACTGGGACTTTAACTGCCACTGCATTAAGCGGGCCGCTTACAGGCAACGTGACTGGCAACGTGACTGGCACTGCCGCCACAGTAACTACCGCCGCCCAGCCCACGATCACTTCGCTGGGAACTCTCACCTCTTTGAAATTGGCGACTAGCACTCCGGCCGAGGCCTCGGCCACTGGGACAATCGGCACTATCGCATGGGATACTGGCTTCATTTACGTCTGCACGGCAACGAATACTTGGGAGCGTGTTGCAATCGCAACATGGTAGAATGAGAAAGTTTCGCCAACTAGGAAAACTGGATTCTCCCATGCGGGAGGTCGGCGATGCTTTAGTTCGTGGCATAATGTCCCGCGAGGACTCGGCCCTACTTCCGACCGGATTCGTGGCGGATGCCAAGAACGTCCGGATGGATGACGGCACGGCGACGACTCGCTATGGATACGTCCAGAAAGTGAGCCTCGGGGCGACTACTTACTCGGCGAATTTCTTCGGCGGCATAGGCTCGGACCGATCTAACAATGTCGCTCTTTTCAAGGTAAAATCGATGGAACTATGGGACGGGTCCGCCACTTCGACCGTCCGCTTCGACCAAAATTTAATCCTACTGGAAGGCGGTACGAGTCCGGATTTAACTCGGTATAGCCTCCTGACCGAATCCGGGGATTTGCTCGTCCAAGAGGCAAACGCTTTCGTCTCGCTCGGCTCTTTCCCGGGCAGTAATGACGGCCTTCAGTTCAATAACTCGGAAATCGTATTCAAAGGCCTCGGAAACTTCCTCCCCGTTTCCCTGACGGCCTTTTACCTCGGCGGCCCGGCCCAAGTCTGGGACGGCAACGAAGTAAACGACGTTCGAGATTTCGTCGTCGATCCCGGCATTCCGGAAACGGACTATGGAATAGTCGTAGGCGACAGGATGGCCGTCCAGTCGGATAAGGATCAGATAGCATTTTCCGATCTCGCCAACCCGTCGAACTTCGACGTCCTGAACAAATTTACCTTCGGCAAGGGAGATGGCGACGACGTAGTCGGAATGGCCCCCGTGCCGGAAAACGCCGCCATCGTTTTCAAACGCCGATCCACTTGGGCTATTTCGGATTTGGAGCTTCTTCCCAATGCGGCCATAACTCAGGTCAGTGGAAATATCGGCTGCGTTTCACGGCATACGATTCAGAACATCGGTTCGGCTATATTCTTTCTATCGGACAAGGGCGTGTACGCCTTCGACGTGGGCGTGGATGCCTCGAACACGCGAGGAGTTCTTACCCAGTTCGACCTACGATCCGAACCTCTTTCCAAACCAATCAACAACCAGATTCTCGCCGAGGACATGAAGGAGGCCCAGACCTCCGCCAGAAGCGTCTACTTCGACAATCGCTACTATCTGGCCTTCAAGAATGGAACAGGCACAAAGATTTATATTTTCAATTCGGAAATCGAGGCGTGGGAGTCTCGCGACGAATATTCTTTCCTAATCAAGGACTTCGTCCGGGCCACGCCAACCGGCGAAACTGTCGAGCGGCTCTACGCCGCGACGAATGACGGCAAACTGATTCTTCTAGAGCAGGGGGCTTTGGATGGGGCGGCAAAGATCGCATGGACGCTCGACACTCGCCACTACGGCGGGAACAACTTGGACGTGGAAAGCTTCCGGCGAGGCGGATTTGCCGGGGAAACTAAAGAGTCGAGCGTTGGCCTGACCGTCAGTCTTTACGCTCGCGATCCCGACTCGACTTCGACCTTCACGCCGAGCATCCCCTCAACTGCCGACGAAAACTTTCTAACTCGTTTCAGCCTGCGAACTCGCGGGCAGGCACTCCAGTACCGTTTTACCGGCACAGGCATGATGCAGCTCCGAGGAATGCGGGCCGAGCTTACCGATAGCTCGAACAATTTAACCACGAAATACGAATAGTCATGGCGAACACTACTTTTTCTCCCGGCGAGCTAGTAACTTCCGAAAAACTAAACACGGTCAACCCGTCCATCATTTCCACCGGCGGGAGTGAGGCAAGGTCTTTAGCGGACAGAGCATCGGACGCCGTCAACGTGTTGGACTATGGGGCCGTGGGCGATGTAGGCACGGATAGCTCGGCAGCGTTTAAAGCGGCTATTAAAGCGGCTGACGGCAGGCCGGTGGTAGTCCCCGCCGGGGATTACAAAATATCAAGCGGCATTGACGGAGTATCGGATAGCGTCCCTTCCTTACGCCTGTACGCCGCTGGCGCTACTATCAACTTTTCCGGCACTACGTTTAACTTTCTATCGAATATCGACTGGCTTGAAATCGAAGGAGGAACTTATGGCTCTAATTCTTACGATTTAACTACCGGAAAGGTCGTTTATTATGACACGGCCACGACATACGACACGCTCTCGATTAAAGATGCAATTTTCCAAACCGACGGTACGCAAGAAGGTGCTGTTGAAATCGACACAGCTTGCACGGTAAACGAG